CCAGTGTCAATTATATAGAATGTAGTGTAGAGTTTAAATATCTGAGGTATGATATTAAAGTCTTATAAGGATCGTTATGAAGATTGATGACATTTACAATGAGTGGGAAAAAGATTCCCAGCTGAATCGTTCTGAGCTCGGAGAAGAAGCGCTCAAGATTCCAAAGCTCCATCACAAGTATTTCAAGATATTCACTCACGAACGGCTGCAGCTTCGTAAGCTCGAGACCGATCTCAAGCAACTCAAGCTTGAGAAGCACGAGTTCTTTACGATGGGTCCTACCGAAGAGACTCATCAGAAAGGTTGGCAGCTGCCACCTCAAGGCAAGATCCTTCGTTCTGATGTGAATAACTATATAGAAGCAGACAAGGATATCGTGAACCTATCTCTCAAGATCGGCATTCAACACGAGAAGATCGACCTGCTTGAGTCTATCATCAAGTCTCTCACTGCCCGCGGTTTCAACATCAAGGCGGCTATCGAGTGGGAGCGATTCAAAGTAGGTATCTAATGAGCTCAGTGCATCTTCGTTTTATAGACAGAGTCCATGTCAAGGTGGAAGCTGAACCGTCGACTATCATGGAACTGGCGGATCAGTTTACTTTCTATGCGGAGAACTACAAGTTCAATCCAAAGTATCGTGCTCGTGTATGGGATGGCAAGATCCGTCTGGTCAACAACTTGACTGGATACGTATACGCTGGTCTGGCAAAACACATCAAGAAGTTCTGTGATGCGCGTGGCTACTCGTTCTCGTTCGACGACGAGCTGTACTACGAGAACGTGTCAGAGCACGAGCTGAGAGAATTCATAGATACTCTTGGCATCCCTGAAAAGTATGCTGTACGTGACTATCAGTTCGACTCTGTCTTGAAGTGCATTCGTTCGGGTCGAAGAACGCTGGTATCGCCTACCTCGTCTGGTAAATCTCTGATGATCTACATCCTCATGAGATGGTATCAGAAGCATAAGGGTCTGATCATCGTTCCTACCATCGGTCTTGTCAATCAGATGGAGAGTGATTTTCGAGATTATGGGTATACAGGTAACATACACCTGTCCACTCAAGGACTGAACAAGTCGAACGACATCGACTGCGATATGGTAATCACCACGTGGCAGTCACTCAACAACGGCAAGAACAAGATGCCAAAGCCATGGTATCAGCAGTTCGGCGTAGTATTCGGAGACGAAGCACATGGTGCAAAAGCAACCTCGCTTATACAAATTCTTAGCAGTCTTACTAGTTGCAAATATCGCTTTGGCACTACTGGCACCCTTGATGGCACACCCCTTAACGAGACCACAATCGAAGGTCTCTTCGGTCCAAAGTACAAAGCAGTCAGTACAAAAGAGCTCATGGACCAAGGATACGTCTCAAAGCTCAAGATCAAGTGCATCGTCCTTAAGTATGATGAACCTACATGCAGAGATATCAAAGGTAAATCATATCAAGATGAGATCGACTTCCTCGTCAGTAATGAGTCTCGCAACAAGTTCATCAAGAACCTCGGACTCTCGCTAAAGGGGAACAAGCTTGTATTCTTTCGAATTGTGGATCATGGAAAAACACTCTATGATCTCATCACAAGAAGCGCAGATCATAATGTGTTTTACATTGATGGCTCTGTTAGCGGTGATACTCGTGAAGCGATTCGAAAAGCGCTAGAGGAAGAAGAGAACGCCATTCTCTTGGCATCTCTCGGCACCACATCGACTGGTGTTAGCATCAACAAGCTGCATCACATGATCGCTGCCTCTCCATCCAAGTCAAAGATCAAGGTCCTACAGTCTATCGGTCGTATGCTTCGTCAGCACGAGTCGAAAGAGCATGCAGTCTTGTACGACATCGTCGACGACCTTTCTTACAAATCCCATCAAAACTTTACTCTTCGACATTTCCTTGAAAGAACCAAGATCTACGATGCCGAACAGTTCGACTATGAGATCTACAACGTGAAAGTATAACTATGAGAGTTTTACATTTGATTACAGGTGAAGAGATCATCGGAGTCGTCAGCGAAGGCGACTCTACCTTTTTGATCACAAATCCTTTCTGGATGGATATCGTAGATGATCCGGATCAAGGATCTGGAGTAAGGCTCAGTTATTTGTTAGCTTTCTCGTCACAAAAGAGTGTACAAATTAACAAAAGTAGTGTAGTGTATGAATATCAGCCGTCTGAAAAGATGTCTGAATACTACAATCGTTTAGTCGAATACACCGTGACAAAGAACCACGATGCAGTCATCGAAGAAACCATCGAGAGCATGGAAGAAATGGATCGTCGATGGAAGAAGATGATCTCAAGCAGATTCGTTGGTAAGAGCTCGGTTAATTGAAAGAGTCTAAAATATGAAATCACCAACTCCGAAGAAGAAGCAGTCAAACCACTACATCGACAACAAGTTGTTCTATACCGAGATGGTAAAGTTCTGGAACGCTTGTCAAGAAGCGAATCGTCTCGGCGAGGAACGTCCTCCTGTTCCGAACTATGTCGGTAAGTGTATCATGCTGATCGCTCAGAGGTTGGCCACTCGACCTAATTTTATCGGCTACTCGTATCGAGACGAGATGATCGGAGACGGCATCGAGAACTGTCTGGCATATATTCATAACTTCAATCCAGAAAAGTCGAAGAACCCGTTCGCTTACTTTACGCAAATTATTTACTACGCGTTCCTTCGTAGGATTCAAAAAGAGAAGAAACATTTATACATAAAGCATAAGAGTTTCGAGAACAGCATGATCATGAACACTCTGGTCGACATGGCTCCAGAGGATGCATCACACTTCTCAGCAGCGTTCATCAACGTCTCTGAGAAGCTAAACGATCTTGTAGAGAAGTTCGAAGCCAAGAAACCTCCCAAGCCGGTCGAGAAGAAGGGCGTAGAGAAATTTATCGAGGATGAAGATGAAGAATAACATTCCACCACTGATCGAGCAGTATAGAGAACAGATGCTGGATCCGACCAACTCTATGACAGTTCGTTACAACTACATGATCAACCTACAGAACATTCGTGACTTCTGTGATAAGTGTCTACGCGAGTATGACAAGAAAGTTCGTCGATGAAGATTGCTTTGATTACTGACACACACTTCGGTGCACGTGGCGATTCAGTCGCGTTCGCCGAGTATTTCAATAGGTTTTACTATGACTTCTTTTTCCCGTATCTTGCTGAGCATGGCATTAGTAATATCTTTCACTTGGGGGATATCGTTGATCGTCGAAAGTATATCAACTTCGTCACAGCCCGTCACCTACGATCCTTCATTGACAAGTGCAGCCTTTCCGGCATCCGACTAGATGTAATCATCGGTAACCATGACACCTCGTTCAAGAACACGAACGAGGTCAATGCCATGCGTGAGCTGTACGACCACTCGAAGTATGAGGTAAACTATTATGATGAGCCTACTGTTGTTAATCTTGATGGTACTGATATTGCCGTCTTGCCGTGGGTGTGTTCCGGAAACTACGACGAGTCGATGCGATTTGTCGAAGAGACTCACGCGCAGATCCTTTTTGGGCATCTCGAGATCGCAGGATTCGAGATGTACAAGGGAGCCGTGAATGATCACGGTCTATCTACTCGTATCTTCGATAAGTTTGATCTCGTGTGCTCTGGCCATTTCCATCATAAGTCCACGCGCGGTAATATCAACTATCTCGGCGCACCCTATGAAATGTCTTGGTCTGATTATGATGATCCACGCGGCTTTCATGTATTCGACACAGAAACTCGAGAACTGCATTTCGTCCAAAACCCTTATACAATGTTCCAAAAGTGGTTCTACGACGACACCAAGTGGGGAAGCTTCGACTTCATTAATGGATTCGATTTTGCAGCCGCTCAAGGATCTTACGTCAAGGTAATCGTCAAGAACAAGAACAACCCGTTCTGGTTCGATACATACATCGATCGGCTCGAAAAAGCAGGTGCTCTCGACATTCAGGTAGTCGAAGACAACCTCAACCTACAACTCGAAGACGACAGCGATATAGTCAACGAGGCCGAGGACACACTCACCATCCTGACCAAGGTTGTGGATCAGTGGGATACACCAGTCGATAAAAAAAGATTGTACAATTTCTTGACTACGTTGTATGGTGAAGCTTTAAGTGTGGAGTAGTTATGACAGAAAATGATCCGTACACATGGCCTGGTAAACTCTACGAGTGGCTTCATGAATACGAGGGATATGGCCTTCGATCTGAGAGACTGTTAGCTGATATCGAACGAGCCGATTCCAGGACAATATTGGAATGGATCAAAGCAGCTTATGAGCTTGGTCGCGACCACGAATATGAAAAGAACCTCGAAGAAGGTGGGGGAACTTTGTGATTTACTTCAAGAAACTCCGTTGGCAGAATCTTCTGTCGACTGGTAATCAAATGACTGAGATCCTGCTGGATCGTAGCAAGTCCACACTCATCGTCGGTGAAAACGGCGCAGGTAAGTCCACGATTCTGGACGCGCTGTCGTTTGTCCTATACGGTAAGGCGTTCCGTAATATCAATAAGCCTCAGCTCATCAACTCGATGACGAACAAGAACCTCCTCGTAGAATGTGAGTTCTCCGTAGGAAAAAATGAGTTTCTTGTAAAGAGAGGTATGAAACCTAACCTGTTTGAAATTTACCAAAATGGTGTACTAATCAATCAGAATAGCTCTATCAAAGATTATCAAGATTACTTTGAGAAGCAGATCTTGAAATTAAGTTTCAAATCTTTCGGCCAGATCGTGGTTTTAGGCTCTGCAAACTATTTGCCCTTTATGCAGCTCCCAGCTCATGGGCGAAGAGAAGTGATCGAGGATCTCCTGGACATTCAGATCTTCAGCACCATGAACACACTGCTGAAGGAGAAGATCATCGAAAACCGCAACGAGCTGAACGATGTGGACCATAAGGTAACTCTGATCGAGAACAAGATCGAGTTGGCCGAGAAGCATATCGTGTCTCTTCGTACGAACAACGACGACCTGATCCGTGCCAAGGAAGAGATGATCGCAGAGCTGAACGATCGTGTTCAGTCGACCGAAGCAGCCATCGAAGAGCTGGCTACCAACATCTCTACTCTCACTACAGAGATCGATGATCATGACAAGGTAAGCAAGCGCAAAGCCAAACTGTTACAGATGGAGTCAGATCTTGAAACCAAGATTCGTAAGTTCAACAAAGAGATCTCGTTCTTCCATGATCACGATAACTGTCCGACATGTAGGCAAGGTATCGATCATGACTTTAAGAAAGAATGGATCGATAATCGAGTATCTAAGACTACTGAGATTACCGAAGCCATGGCCCAGATCGAGCGGCAAATGGAAGGTCTCGAGAGTCGTCTCAGCGAGATCGCGGCAATCAATTCTCAGATCACGTCTCTCAACACGCAGATCACTGGCCACAATGCAGATATCAGATCGTGGCAGAATTCGATCAAGACTCTGAATGCCGAGATCGAATCGATTCGTAACAACACACGAGCGATCGACAGCGGTAACGATGACATCGATGCATACAAGAGAGATCTCAAGAACACGAAGGATCGCAAAGAAGAACTGACACACCACCGACAGGTGTTGGAAGTAGCAGGCGTTCTGCTCAAGGATACTGGCATCAAGACCAAGATCATCAAGCAGTACGTGCCTATCATGAACAAACTGATCAACAAGTACCTCGCGGCGATGGACTTCTTTGTTCAGTTCGAACTGGACGAGAACTTCAATGAAACTATACGATCGCGTTACAGAGACGATTTCAGCTATGCCTCTTTCTCCGAGGGAGAAAAAATGCGCATTGATCTTAGCCTTATGTTTACCTGGCGGGCTATTGCTAAGCTCCGTAATTCTGCTTCGACCAACCTTCTCATCATGGATGAAGTCTTCGACTCGTCGCTCGACGTCGGAGGAACAGAAGAATTCATGAAGATTCTGGAAGGTCTGACACAGGATACAAACACATTCGTTATCAGTCATAAGGGCGATCAGCTCTATGACAAGTTCCACAGCGTAATTCGTTTTGAAAAGCACAAAAACTTTAGTAGGATGGCAGCATGAGCAAGTTTATTTGGATTCGAGACCGTGACAAGCGTGAACACTTCGTCAACGTAGATCATATTGTTCGCGTAACCAGAGTTCTTGGAACTAGCAGTTATAGTCAGTACGGTTACGTCGTCTTGAACGAAGGACATTCAACACAAAAGTCTCTTGACCTCTCAGACGTATCGATCGATACGTTTGAAGAAGTCATCGAGAAGATAGCACAGGCAACATCATGATCAAACCAATCGTAAACCACCTCGATCCAATCCTTCGCGAAGAGATGCCTCGCTTCGACTTCGCGAATCCTGTTATGGATCCAATCGAACTGTACAAGGATCTGGCCGAGACCATGATCGATGCTGATGGCATGGGTCTCTCCGCCAATCAGATCGGTGTACGTACTCGTATGTTTGTCATGCGAGCAGAGAACGTGATCGGTGTTATCAACCCTCGTATCGTTGAAATCTCGAACGAACAGGTTGTCCTTGAAGAAGGATGCTTGAGCTATCCGAACCTCTTTGTCAAGATCAAGCGACCGAAGACGATCAAGGTTCGCTTCACTCATCCGGATGGTAACACCGAGACGAAGGTGTTCGACGGTATCACCGCTCGAGTATTTCTGCATGAGCTCGATCATCTCAACGGTATTCAGCACACGAAGCGAGCGAATAGATATCACTTGGAACAGGCAAAGAAGCTTGCTACCAAGATCAATCGAAAAAAGGGTGTACTTAAACCGAGATCTGAGTTATCATCAGAAGTACAGGAAATGCTAGATTGGCTGAAGGCCTAAGGAGATTGTTATGAGTATGAATTGGGTTGAAGATATTTCTGATATGCACTTCAAGTATGGAGTGAACGAGAAGATCCGTAATTTTGATGCTGACAAGCTGCGTCAGTTCCTAGAATTTCGAGTCAAGTTTCTTGAAGAAGAACTGAACGAGCTGAAGGATAACATGAACAATCCTGAAGAAATTGTGGATGCTCTGATCGACCTCTGCGTCGTTGCTATCGGTACACTCGACGCGTTTGAAGTCAATGCCTATCGAGCATGGGACGAAGTGCTTGCCGCTAACATGAACAAGAGAGTTGGTGTAAAGGAAAGCCGGCCGAACCCCCTCGGACTTCCTGATCTGATCAAGCCTGAAGGTTGGGAGGCTCCGAGCCATACCCATAACCATGGTCTGCTATATAAAATCGTAGAATAGCGTTTTTATCGAAAAAAAGCATGTACAATATTTGCAATCTTTGATAAGGTAAACCTATAATCAAAGAGGAAACAAACATGACTGCTTTCGCCAAGACCAACTTCGACTATCACGGTGGCTACCTTCACTACACCACTGAAGCCGGTGAACGTAAGTTCGTCGCTCGCTTCAAGCATCGCGGACCGGTCACGAAGGCCAAGTTCCAGTCGATGCTGATCAAGCACTACTCGGTCGAAGAGTACTTCAGCCGTCTCGGCGGAGCCTACAACCCGAAGGGTGAAGCTCCGCTGCAGATCCTCATGAACGACAACATCCTCGTCTTCGCGAAGGACGAACTCGATCGTGGTTACTTCATTCTCGATGGAAAGCGCATCTAATGTCTATCGCAGATCTTGCCTTTCAGAAGGGAACTTATCTCGGTCGTTTCATCATTCGTGGTGATATCATGGACTTTGATCCTGCTCTCACTCGATCGCAGTATCTTGGTCTCGGCGATATCGTGTATTTCATGTATGTCAATGGTCGTCTGGCCAAGATTGGAAAGGCCGGAGGTTCCAACGGTTGGTACGGTCGAATGAACCAATATAAGCGCGGCCGTCGAGGTGATGCTACTAACTGTCGCATCATGGATGTGATGGAAGCGGTAGAAGAATACCATATTGAAGTATATGGCATCTCTTCTCCTCGTCGAGAAATCCAACAAGTGTGTCCTCTTACTGGTGAAACCTTTACTGTAATGGTAGAAACTCATCGTGAGTTGGAACGCAACTTGACTAATCGGTATCTTGACGAAGAACCTGCACACGACCTTCCTTTCTGTAACCA